GTTCTAAGAGCTTGACGTACATTAGTCCTAAAGACATCTCCTATTTCTCCTTTCTCCCAATAATTAAGTAACCATTCGGTATCATAGTTTACACTGATATTAGTCATGTCTAGGGGTGCAGGAAAATTAAAATCATCTTGTTTAATATCAAACAAAGTCTTACCTGTATTTCCTACTGGCATATCAAACCAGTTCTTTGTTACCAAAAATTTATCTATATCTTCATGTTTCCAATTAAGAGAAGCATAAATAGCAGATCTTCTTGAGCCTCCTTGCATTACCTTCTGACCTATGGAGTTAATCATCTGCATCTTAGGTATCGGGCCAGAAGCTATACCTCCTGTTCCTTTCAGAGTTTGTCCTTCAGATCTATAAGTAGAATAATCTATACCAATACCACCACCTGTCATAAGACAGGACTCAGACTTCCAAGATAGGTTAGCCCAATCTTCTCTGGTATCTTCCTCTGCTTTAAGAAGGTAACAATTATTAAAGAACTTCTTTTCCCTTCCTGCATAATAAAGATAACGGCCACCGGGAATAAACCTTAGATTAGATATATGATCTATTAAAGATTCTTTTTCATCCTTGGTTATCTTATCTTGGCAGACATCCTCTACCAATGTGCAAGCCAATTCATGAAATGTTTCTGCACCTTCATGAGAATACTTAGTATAAAATATATCTTCACTAAACTTCGATCTGAATTGTGGATTACGATTTGACTTGAACATGTTTGCCCCTCTCTATTAAATCATTAAATAGATCTGCTTGTTTTTCCTCATCAGGATAATGAAGTTTAATTATTAACTGAGCATAATGTATAGCTTTCTCTACATCTTTCTTTCCATCTCCTTTAGTTCTGTGTCTGGTAATATATTTTATTACATTGCCTTCTAGATAATCAAGATTATTTGCATGAATATATTCTACGGGTTGAATACTACATTCTTTATAATGATTACCACCTATCTGATTATGTAAAGGGTCTTGGTCAATAGATAAGTGAACTAAATCTTCTTCTGACATTTTCTGTATCTCCTAATTGAATAACTTCATATGCAAAGGTTCTAACTTTTTTAGGCTCTACTCCTGCATAATGACAAATAGTTTCAAAATCTTTTGTAGATGTAAAGAACCAAGCATGTGCTTGATCTCTTTGTAATCCTATTTCGTTACTCTCATTTTGTTGTTTTGGTTTTGTTACATCCAATAATGCTTGTATAATAACAGCAATATATAAACTTTTCTCTCCATCTTTTTCACTAAGATCGTAAAGAGATTCTATAGAAACATTAGTAGGGATCGACATATTCTTGAACTGGTCTATAAAATTTACCTCCTACATAATTATTATAGAAAGCTGCTTTATCTGTCTCTTCAAGTGTAGAAGTTAGTACATTATATTTCATTTGATAATAGCATTCATAGTATCTAAGACTTCGTTTATTTTTAAACTCAGCTAAAATTTCAAATTTAAAATTATTTTTACCAATCTTTTTTATATCTTCAAGTAAATGTTTAGAAGATCCCATGTAAGTTTCCCAATTAGATTGAGATTTCTTTTTACCTTTTTTATAATTAAAGTATTGCTTACATCCTATGTAAGCTTTACCTGTTTTATTATTTGTAATACAATATACAAATCCAAATTGAGTTAGGTCTGGTTTGCTTTTACATTCCCAATGCATTACCAATTAACTACTTCCGGGACATCAGGTTCTTTGCCAACTTGTACCAAGTATCTTTTACCTTTTGCATATTCAAAGACACGTATTCCCCTTCCTTGGTTAACATCCGACCAACATTCCTTTTTGTGACCACAATAAACACAGCCAAAGGGAAGCTTAAGATTACCAGACTTGCCATCAGGTAGAGGAGTATAGCACCTATCAGGGATACTACCATTAGTAACCATTCCTTTAAGAAATTTAACCCTTGCACCAGCATTAATCATCTCCATTGAATGAACTGGAGTTAAGCATATCTCTCCAGTAGATTTATCTATAGCTAGGAAAGCTGCTTCATCAACTCCATTAGCTTCAGCATAAGCTGAGATTTGAGCTATGTATCCGAAGGGATCATCCTCCAATAAATTATTATTTTTAAACTTTTGAAAGCTGGCAGTTGAAGCACTCTTACAATCAACAAGAACATCATCTATCATGGAATCCTGATGACCTACTACACCTTCAACCTCTACTTCTTTCTGCTGATCAGTTACTTTATGACCAGCTATCGAGGCACATAACAATAACAATTCTTCAAGAATATATCCATATAAAAATTTAATTCTTGTACTTGGCTTGAGAGGAATGGCATCCTTCTTAGTATTAACATCATACCATAACTGCCTGTCAGGTTTACCAATAGCAGACAATCTTAGATTGCCATAGTCTCTTGGTTTCTCATAAAGAAATTCTTTTATGTGAACCTTCAGCATGTTTCCAAAATTATCTATATGTTTATCTACTTCTTCTTCCTTCATCTTAATAGGATCAAGAGAAAATAAACTATAAATATCTTCAACTAGTGTATTTATTTTTTTCATCATAAAAAAAATGGGGATGAATAACAACTTTTGTTACTCACCCCCAAGTCTCCTTTAGGGTTTAAGACGCAAAAGCTAAGTCATTTGCTTCTTCATTAATGTAGCCTCCTTTGACCACATCAAATTCATCAACATTATATTCTACTAAGTCTACTATTTGTACAGCATTGAGATAGCCTTTAACTCCTCCTCCATACTGCGTGTAGGCTACAGGATTATAACTCGCATTAACCTTTGAGCCATTTCCCACACGTTTACTAGTTGGAAAAGGATTACGTTCAGAATCTTTTACAGATATAGAACGATTAGAACCATCTCTTGTTCGGGCATACTGTTTCAGGGTAACGAAGTCTCCCCTTTCATCGCCCTTATTTTTAATTGTAAGGCCATCACCCTCTGCAATCTTTTTATTCTTGGCATTAAGATTACAGATTTCTATACTCCATTCACCATCGGGATTGAATTTTGTATTTGGAGTAATGATATGCGCCCAATAAGCTTCACCTGAAATAACACTCATAATTAAATTCCTTTCATTAGATAATAACATTAAGATAATAACATAGTAATTTAAATTGGTATATATTTTTCTTTGAAAATAACCTCCTTTAATTATTAATACATCTATTATATCATGGATATAAATAAGTGTCAAGTACTTTTTTTAATTTATTTGAATTAAGTTAGCTTTTTCTTTTGGTACATGAAAGAATGGTTCTTTTAAATGTGGTGAACCAATCCTACTTGAGTTTTGAATTGTTCCTATAGGAGAAGAACTTACAATATCTCCATCTATAAACCAAGCTTGAGAACAATCAGTATTGAAGACAACAAATATTAAATCATGATCTTTATATTCTTCCTTCCACTTTTTGATTAGTCTTTTCTTTCTATCTGGTATCCTAACTTCCTTCCAGAATGGAGGCCAACTATCTCCCCATTGATTCTTAATCTCAACTTCAAAGAAATAGTTTTTATCTTTTTTAGCAGCTACATCAAAAAAATAATCTTCTCTTGGTACTATATCTTCATAACCATTTTTATTTAGATACCCTACTATAGCATCCTTGGCACGTTGATCATTAGAATCATAGGATGATTTATCAAATTGTCTATTGTTGTGTCTCATATTTTATCTCCGTTTAATTTAACCAGAATAAAGATTTAAATTGTTTAGTATGTAAAGAATTAAATTTAGGAACCTGCTTAATAAGATTTTGAATAAACTTCTTTGTATATTTTTTCTTAGCTAATTTTCTATCAGGATATATCATGGTTACACCTTCATTAGCCTTACGTAAGATAACAATACCTTCAGTATTCTTCACTACCAGTTCTCCAATGTGTCCATCAGGATCAGGAACTAAGATCACAAAGTTTTCGATCCCGACCTTACTGGCTTTACCTATAATACCTGTTCCTCGAATGCCGACTGTAGCTGTAGGTATTTGAAGTATCATAAGGTCTGGCCCTAGCTTTGCTATACTACCACTCACCATTCTAAATGCACCAGTAGCTATTTTAAGATCTATAAAACCATCTTTCTTTATAGGATCATATACAAGATCTAAAAGATAAACATCTCCTAGCTCTCCTACATTAACAAGAGAGCCATCTATTAATTTAATTTCAACAGAAGAACTTCTTCCTGTTAGGATTCGATCATCTTTATATAACCAATCTTTTTCAGAAAGTTGTATAGATCTTTGTTGTCTAACAAGAGTAACATTCCCTTCTCTATCTAGTACCATACCTGCTTTTTCATTAGCATGTAAGGGAAAAGATAAAAGTATTACAAAGAATACTAGAAAAGATAAAAGTATTAGAAAGAATATTAGTGTGTATCTGACCATGTATTTCCTACCTTATATTCACAATCTAGAGAACACTTCATACCTAAAGTTTCTTGAGCTTCTTTTATGGATTTCTTGGTTATACTTCCAAATGTTTCTACATCTTGCTTGGCTACTTCAAATTGATACTCATCATGGACTGAGGCTACAAGTTTAACATCTACTCCTGCCTTTCTAATGTGTTCGTCCATATGAACCAGCCATTGTTTACATACGATAGCTCCTGCTCCTTGAAGAAGGGTGTTAAGGCTGGCATGAGGTGATCTGATGTGTAGTCTCCTTCCATCCAGAGCTTTGATTGTTCCTGTCTCAGCAGCTTCGGTAACATTATCTCTTAATATTTTAAGCTTTGGCATATTAGATAGGAACTTACTGGTTAGTAGTTGCCCTACTCTGGCATTACCTCCTACTACCTTACCTATTTTAGCAGGTCCGGCCCCATAAAGAAAGGCATAGATGAAAGTTTTTGCTTGATCTCTGTTGGTTAATCCAGCAGCCTTCATGTTAGCTGTATGTATATCACCATTAACAACTTCATTAGTGTAGTCAGGCCAATCCATATAATGAGCCAGACAACGTAGCTCCAGACCACTGGCATCAGTTCCTACAAGCACATGAGTATCGGGATTAGATACTGTCCATAGCTCTCGACACTCCTTACCATAAGGACTATAGGTAGCTGGTACTTGAGCCATGTTAGGACTGTTGTGTGCCATCCTACCAGTAACAGTACGTAGGGTCATGACTCTGCCTCGTACTCGACCATCCTCCTCACACTCTTGTATCCAAGACTTGAGTAGACCAGTACGTTTTTGTAATAGAAAGTATCGACTAAACATCTGTGCTTCTGGCATCTTTAACTTGGAAAGTATTTCTTCTGATACAATTACATTACCTTTTTCAGTCTTATGAGTAGGCTTCCACCCTCTCTCAATCAGCCGTTCTGCTATTTGTTTCCTACTGGCAATATTAAAAGGAGTACTCTTTGGTATTTTCTTTACAGGAGAGTAAGTTATAATAGGTTCAAACATATCTTCTGCTTCACGTTCCAGTTGATGTTGTTCATCCTCTAGTTTAGATAGAAACATCATAGCTTCTTTAATATTAAAAGCAAATCCATTTATCTCCTGCTGATCTACTATTGCTCTGACTTTTCTTTCGAGTTCGTAGGATCTTTGTGAAAAGTTCTTGCCTTCAACTGATAAAGTATTAGCCAATCGTCCAGTAATTTCTGTATCCCTCTTACAATAAGAGAGCATATCTTCTGTATAAAATTTAAAATCATTACATTCTCCTTTCGGAAAGTTTAATCTTTCTCCCCATGCTCCCAGAGAATGTCCTCCCTCTCTGATAGGATTATATAATTGTGATTCAATCAGAGTATCTCTAACCTGAGAGAGCTTTATACTTGAACCAGTTAATCTATTTAATATGGGTGCATCAAAGCTCACGCCATTATGCATAATAAACTCATCTATTTGTTTAGACCATTCTGCAAACTGTTGACACTCATCTTCAATCCATACCTTCTCTTTGTTTGAGGTAAGAGATCTTGCAACAATGCAATGTATTTTTGTAGCATTAATAGCATCTGTTTCTATGTCAATAATAGCTTTAGTCATTGATCATCTCCACTTGATATGCATCACGTATATCTATTAAATAATTTTGTCCTAAAATTTTAGAATCATTTACTATATCTGAGGATATATGCCAAGCTTTCTTTAAATCTTTTCTAAAGATAATAAACGTGTAAAGATCATATCTATTAAAATTTTTCCAATCATCAATTAATTTTTTATTTTTCAATGGAATGTATATGTATCTCCAGTTCTCAGGCCACTCTTCTACCCATCCTTCATGTACATCTACACTATAGATAGATTTAGAACCATTACCATTCACTTCTCCTACTATATCAAACTCACTACGATCTTCAGGTTGTATTATTAAATCTGGTATATTTTTATATAGCCACTGGATCATAACATCTCTAGGCTGCATTCTTTTTCTCCGTTATTTTTTTATAATGTTTGGCTACTGCCATAACCTGCTCTGGTGTAGCATTAGTCATTATCTTGTTAGCTAACTGACAAACTATTTGTACATTACCTTTTGTGTATCCTTTACTATTATTAATTCTATCAAGGGATGGTGAACTATCAACAGGGCTTCCCTTAGTTCCTCGTTTAAATTCAATACCTAGTGCCGGACATTTGTTATCATCAGGCCATATACTTTTAACATATTCATTCGTAATATTGAAAGGAAGAATTTTTCTTCTCTTTGCTCTTTTTATCATTTCTATCCAAGGATTTTCTTTTATAAATGTGTGATAATATTTTCTTTCATATTCTCTTATGGAGTCTCTATTTTCTTGACGGTATTTTTTATTATATTTTTTAAAATATTCCTTTCTAACTACTGGATCTTTATATGGCATCATCATTCTCCATAAACTCATTATCATTTTCAACATATGGGTTCTCAGTTTCAGACATCCTTCCAGTTTCTTTATCATAAAATAATCTACATGCTATACCTGTATCTCCTGTATACCTGTTCTTCAGGATACGCAGGGTTGTAGTATTAGCTTCTGCTGCATCCTCTGCCTGTTGATTTCTTTCCAAGGCTATGACACTATCACTTAGATGAGCAATACTAGCCGATCCTCTAAGGTGCGAGAGAGATACTTCTCTCCCGTCCTCATGTCCCTTATCTCCTGTTGGTCTTTTCAAATGAGATACTAAAAGTAATCCTACATTTGTTTCTTCTACTAATGATCTCAGCTTAGTCATCAGCACATCAATAGATTTCCTCTCATCTCCAAACTCTTCATTACCCGATACAAGTATTGATAGATGATCCAAGACTATCCACTTACAGTCCAGTGCCTTCGCCATATACCTGACACGATCCAGTATCTCATCATTGGATATAGAACCAAAGTGGTCAAACGCAAAGAACCTTTCGCTATCTATGGTAGCATTCTGCCACTCTCTAAGCTGTTCTCTGGTAAACTGATCTCGTATTTCTCTGATGTACAATCTGGCATTCGCTTCTACAGACATGATATTAAATGCTGTATTACGTATGCTCTCCTCCATTGCTAAGACTCCTATGGTATCTTCTGTGACAGTAAGGATATGATGCATAAGTTCACGTACAATACTAGACTTACCCATACCAGCACCAGAGGTAAAGCAAACTAACTCACCACTTCTCATACCATATGTCTTCTCATTCAGACCCACCCAAGGATACTTACATACCTGACAATCCTTCTCATCATACAGGCTTTCTCCAAGAGAGGCTAGGTTTATAATACCTGCTGGTGTATAAACTTTAGCATTCCACCATGCTTGGGTAAACTTTTCCCTTTGTCCTGTTAACAGGTACTCATTAGGATCTTTCAGATCTAGGGAGACAACCTTACATTTGTTAGGCTCAAAGAGCTGGGCTACCTTTTGGGCAGACTCTTTCCCCGCTTTATCATTATCAAAACATAAGACTACATTATCGAATTGATTTAAATAATTAAAGGCTTGCTTACAATTCTCCAAGGCAGATGCAGCACCATTCTTGATTGAGACAACAGGCCACTTACTGCCCATTAGCTCATAGGCAGACATAGCATCTATCTCTCCCTCACACACAGTAATAAACTTCCCTCTCTGATTGAAGAGGTTTTGTCCAAAGAGTTCGGCTCTACCTATATTGCCTTCAGACCAAAACTTTTTCCCTTGTACTTCCCTTACCTTATTAGCTATGTGATTACCACCCTCATCAAAGTACTGATAGATATGATGAGTAACAGTGTCACCTTTCTTTTTTATTTGAACATTATATTTCTTAGCTGTCTCTCTACTAATTTTTCTATCGGGTATATCTCCTAGTAATCCTGTTGTTTTAAGCACTGAGTTTGTTTCAACAATCTTAACATCTTGCATAACACCTTCTCCAAATCTTGTTTTACAACTGAAACAGTATGAATGTCCATCCATGTGTTGAACATTAGCTCTACTTGCTCCGCAATCAGGGCAAGCATTTCTATCTCCCCACTCTTTCATGTTACCTCTCTTTCCTTTTTACTTCTTCAATCTCATAGGTTAGATCAGGATTATATCCTAAATGTCTTGTTAAAGTATTACGATATTCAATAGCTTTCTCTGCCTCCTTCTTTGTACGAAAGGTTTCCAGACCTACCTTTCCCATTTCCTTGTTTAATATGAGTCTCCATCTAGACATCCCTAAAAGTTTCCCTCCATAAATTATTTACAAAATTTTCTTTATCTTCCATAATATCATTTATCTCCATCTTTGCCAAGCGTTTTGATTCTTTCTGATCGTAACCTTCATCGGCATACTGTTTGACAAGCTCTCTAAACAGTTGCCTTCGTTCCTGTTCCCATAGATTTTTAATCATCAAGCTCGATCCATTTCTTGTTAGCTTCTATTTGTTTAAGCACAGCATTTTCTTCTAGTAATTTTTTATTATTTTCTTGTAGTTCTTTTACTTGTTTATTTAATTGATCTACTGCTATATGAAGTCTAGATACTATATTATCTTTAGTTTTCATTATCTATTCCTTTAATAAAGTAGTACTATAATATATAATATAATATATTATATACATATATATTATCATGTTTATGGGGTCATGTCAATATAAAATACATGATTACCTATCTGTCCCATAGCTTTAAAGTGAGGATTAGATGCCCATCTGGGTGTAACATGGCTGGCATGATAGTGTGTACAACCCACAGTCTGCTTGAGTTGTATACCCATCAGTGACATTTCTGCAACATCAGAAGATAATAATGCTGAAGCAAGGTCATGATACTCCTCCCTCTTACCATCACAATAGTAACTGAATTGACATTTGTTCCTTATAATCCTACCCATAAATCTTTTAGCTTGATGTACTACCCCACAGATTGTATTAGGATAGTTACTATTTTCTTTTCTTGTTAGGATTACACCAGCCACAGCTAACATACCAATAAGTTCTTCACCTCTGGCCTCATGATAGATAGCTTCAACCAGACATTCAAACTCATTTTCTTCAGCCTTAACTGAGGATATTAAAGTAACAAACATAATAAAACTAAGTAATAATTTTTTCATTATTTAAAATCCTAATATAACTAATAGTAATAATATTAAATCCATTTTATCCTCCTATATATAGTGCAATATCTACTATATCTAGTAGTGTTGGAACTGTTAAAACTACAAATAATAGTAACATCATTCTTTTATTCCTCCTACACTCTCACGTTGTATATCATTATGGTTTAACTCAACCCAGTAAATCTCTAAAGCTTCAGTATTTTTTATTGCTTTAAATCTGTGCTGTTCTCCTGCTGGTACAATAGATAAGTCACCAGCTTTTAGTAAGGTACTGTCACACAACCCATAGTCTTTCCATCTTTCTATTTTTAGTTCACCTGATACTACATAGAAAGCATTGATCTTAGACTGATGCTTATGCTGAGAACAATACCCATCTTTGTTTACTTTAATTCTGTGTATCTCTACTGCTGGTGATTGAAGTATAGGTTCAGTGCTACCCCATACCTTACCTTCCTTGATGCTCATTTAGTTAATCTCCACATGATGTAAGGTGTACCATCCTCATCTGTTAAAGTAATAGCTTTAACATTTGGATTAGGGTCTTGTTTTCCCACATAATTCCATGTTAAATCAGGATCATTCTCCATTTGTCTTTGAACTTCATCAAAGAACTCTTCGTTCTCTGCATAAAATATAACTTTAGACATAAATAATAATGCAAATATCATTCTATTTCTCCTTATAAGTAATTTGTAATTTAGAAACTACCTCTTTAATTATCCCATCAAGGTAGGGTTGTAGTCCTGCTCGGTGTATATTAAATAGTTTCTTATGTTGTTCAAGTTCCTTTTCAAGAGCTTGAATTTTTAAATCTTTTTCATCGGGTTCTTGTACTTCTATTTCTTCATCAGCCATTATTGTCTCCCTTTAAAATAATTTTTCTGATCGATATAATCACATTCAAGACAGGTATAATAATCCCAAGGTATAGGATCATCAAGGTCTACTGTCCACTCAATATTATCTGAGCCACACTCAGAACATCTATGCTTTGCACTACTCATCATCGTAGTCCGTTAGGTCTTCAAACTCCTCACATCCACAGATAGGACACTCAAAGCCTTCAGGCAGATCTTCCTTATGTATATACCCACACTCACTACAAACATATTTATGTTTAATCATCTCCTGTCTCCTATATTTTATTACACTCTTCATGTTTAATAAAATCTTCAAACTCTTTTCTTTTTACTTCTTTCATTTCTTTTTGTAGGTAGTCTACCTTTTCTTTTAAAGTTTGGATGTCATGTTGCAGTCTGTCTATTAGTAGTTCCTTATTCATCTTCTGTCTCCTCTTCTACTACAAAGTTTACTTGAAACAAACCTTCACTATCCTTGCCATACTGTGCATAGATATTATTATCCATGACAAAGTTTCTAACCATCTCCTTTACTTCAGAACGTGGTAATATTCTATACTCCATCTTCTTCCCTCCTAGATATAGGTAGATCATCAGGGACTACGTTTACAACCCATGCATACTCCCCTTCATCACTCTCATAGTCCTCTATGAATTGTAACTTAACTCTTAGTTCATGCTTCTCTAATAATTTATTAATAAGATTAACACCATCTACAAGACCATCACTTCTGTAGCTGTCGTTAAATACTAATAAGTTACTCATCTACTGTACCTCCTTCTATCCATACTTCAGCTTCAAGATCCCATGA